TACAAGCTAACCTAACCCCATTAATTCTTGCTTTGGGAGGATAATTAAATAATATGGCAATTGCACCAGTCAATAAGTTTCTAACTGTCGCTGTTCCTGTAGCACCAGGTGAGCAGAAACTTTATGAAGTACCTACTGGTACTACTGCAATTTTGCTGTACGCACAAGTATCCAACGTAGGAATAGGTCAAACATATCCAACAGTTTCTTTAATACATAGGAGAGAATCTAGGAGCACAGGTAATAAAAGAGATATAAGAGTAATAAAAGATATAGAGATACCACCCAATGACGCAGCGATACTTATTGATGGTAGATTAGTTTTAGAAAAGACACCACTAACTTTGGACAGACTGTTTTTGAGGGGTGTGCAGTCAGGTGTAGGAACAATCACAAACGTTGTTTATCATGAACCAACTGGTGTAGCCACGGTAACTACGATGAACCCACATAACTTCAACGTGGGTGATCCAATTACAATGAGTGGAATTGCTTTCACATGTTCAGGAAGCACAGGAATAACAACTACGATATTCCCTGATCCACAACAGTCTTATGTTGTAGATGAAATAACAAATGCAGTTGGTACATCAAGAACATTTACTGCAGTTATAGGAAGTTCAAAAGGTTATCCTCATTTCTATAATCCAGCGATACATTACTTTGTGCGTTCACGGAGTGAAGCAGTCACAGCGAATACTGGAACAAAGTATACACCATCTTTCGCATCATACACTGGTGTAGATGGAGTTCTTATTTTAACATTAGGTGCTGGTCATGGTTTAGTTGCTGGATCAAATACAGTACAGATAGCAAATGATTCAATAATATTCACTTGTACACAAGATGGAAACTCGACAGAGCATGGATATCCAAGAGCAACAGATCCCTACGCAGGAACTAACATAGCGATAGCATCTACAACCACAACTACGATAACAGTCAATGTGGGTATCTCTTCTGCTGGTGGATTGGTCGCACCATTGCAGATGGAGTTTTTAGCAAGTATTCTAGAAAATAGTACTGCATAATGGCTGAAGGAAGAAGATCAAGTCAGCGATATTTAAGTGGAAGATCCAAGATAATTGGATTTTCTGGTTTAAGTACAGATAGACATCTGTATGTTGAATCTGGACAGGTTGAACCCAATTTAGGATTTCCTGGCGAAAAAAGTCTTCCAGTATCAAGCACATATTATAAGTTAATTACGGTTCCTAACGGTAGCACATATGATCGCTATTGGCAGGAGGACACCCCTGCAACTTTAGTGAATGGTATATCAATATTTGATGAAGGAGTATTAGTAGGAACAGCGAATACTGTATCAAAATTAAATTTTGTTGGTGCTGCAGTTACTGCGACTGCGAGTGGAACCATATCAACGATCACGGTAACACCCGTATCAATATCAACACTCGCACCACCAAATCCAAGATCAGGAGATTTATGGTGGGATAGTGATGAGGGTGAATTAAACGTATACTATCAAGACATTAATAGTGCACAGTGGGTAATAGCAAATAGTGGAATCGGAACTACCGCTGGAGGTGGTGGTGGAGGAGGAGCTGGTGGAGCAAACGTAACTGTTTCACCTAATCCACCAGGATCATCTTCTAATGGAGATTTGTGGTGGGATAGTGATATAGGTGAACTTTACATATACTATACTGATGGTGATAGTAACCAATGGGTAGAGACTTCAGGAGGTAGTGAGACTGTTACCATATCAGATAATCCACCATCTAGTCCTAACTCTGGAGATTTGTGGTGGGAAAGTGATACTGGATCATTAAAAATATATTACGATGATGGTGACAGTCAACAATGGGTTGATTCAAATGCAGGAGTTCTGAGTTCTCTATCAGCATTCAATTACTGGCAGCAAAATAGTGCTGGTATTAATACATCATCAAACGTAGGTATTGGAACAACAAATGTATCAGCAGTTGATTCTAACAATACTGCTGTTCTAGCTGTAGGAATAGTAACTGCAAACAAATATTACGGTGATGGTTCCAATTTAACAGGTATTAGTGGTGGGGGTGCTAGTGTTACAGTATCAACTGGTGCACCAAGTAGTCCTAATTCTGGTGATTTATGGTGGGATAGTGATGATGCTGACCTTTTAGTTTATTTTAATGATGGTAACAGTAGTCAATGGGTAAGCACCAATGCAGGAGCAACTGGTGCTCAAGGTCATCAAGGAGCTACAGGTGGAGCACAGGGTGCGGTAGGTGCTCAAGGTGCTACTGGTGCTCAAGGTGCTACTGGTTCGGGAGGATCAACAGGTGCTCAAGGTGCAACAGGTTCAGGTGCTCAAGGTGCAACTGGTGCTCAGGGTGCACAAGGTGCAACGGGTGTAGGTGCTCAAGGTGCCACTGGTGGAGCACAGGGAGCTGTAGGTGCTCAAGGTGCTCAAGGTGCTAGTGGAACTAATGGAGCTCAAGGTGCTAATGGAACTAATGGAGCTCAAGGTGCTACAGGTTCAGGATCAACTGGTGCTCAAGGTGCTCAAGGACATCAGGGTGCAACTGGTGCTCAAGGTGCTAGTGGAACTAATGGTGCTCAAGGTGCTACTGGTGCTCAAGGTGCTACTGGTGCTCAAGGTGCAACAGGTTCAGGATCAACTGGAGCTCAAGGTGCAACAGGTTCAGGTGCTCAAGGAGCCACTGGTGCTCAAGGTGCTCAAGGTAATTCAGGTTCTTCAGGATCAAGAACAACTGCGAATGCATCAACAGGATCCATAGCAAACGCAGCGTCTGCTAACATATCAATCTCCGCAGCAAAGGTTTATGCATTGTTAAAAGTTCAAACGTCAGCAGCAGCATGGGTAACTTTATACACTGATTCTACGAGTAGAAGTAATGATGCAAGTAGAGCAGAAACCACTGACCCAATACCTGGTTCAGGTGTGATTGCTGAGGTAATAACGAGTGGTGCTGCGACTCAAATCATGACACCAGGTGTTATTGGGTGGAATAATGACGGTACACCTGCGTCAACAGTATATGCGAAGGTGGTTAACAAAAGTGGAAGCACACAAGCGATCACTGTGACTTTGCATTACCTAGCGTTGGAGAGTTAATGAAAGAATATATTGTTACATGTAAATCTATGGAGGATTTAAATAGTTTCTATGATGATATGGAGACTGTTGGTGGATCTCTTTACATCCCTGATAGGGCAGTAGAATTAACTAGTCGAAGAACAATCAGTCGTAACACACATTATATGTTGACTGAAAGTGAAGCAGTGGAAATAAGAAAAGATTCAAGAGTGTTAGCATGTGAACTAACATGGGAGGAGCAAGGAGTAGAAATTTTACCACACTGGAAACAAACTGGGGATTTTGAAAAGATAGATGTTGATCTTGATTTAGGTCAAACTATAGATTCTAATGATAAGAACTGGGGATTATACAGAGTTAATAAAGGTTCGACTGTATCTAATTGGGGAACTAATGGATCTTTTACAGAGATTTCAAATCGAAACTTACATACAACATGGTCAGGTAAGAACGTTGATGTTGTAATTGTAGATGATTATCCAAATCCTAATCATCCAGAGTTTGCAGTAAATGTGAATGGTACAGGGGGAAGTCGATGTCAGTTTTCTTTTAACTGGTTTCAATATAAAACCGCTTTGGGATATACTAATCATCCAAGTACATATTCTCATGTTGATCCTCCAAATTCCGCACATGGTGCTCATACTGCTGGAACCACTGCTGGTAATACACAAGGATGGGCAAGAGATGCAAATATATACACGATGAGATTTTTATATTCAGGTGTATCAAACTGGCCAGATGTATTGTGGGATTATCTACGATACTTTCACAAAAATAAATCTGTAAATACTAATACTGGAAGAAGAAATCCAACAGTGGTCAATAATAGTTGGGGAGGTAGTATAACTCGCTCAGTTGCTTCAGCAACTTCAGTGACTTACAGAGGAACCACCACTGATATATCAAGTATGTCTGAGGCTAATAAAGTAAGCACTCTTAGATCAAATGGATGTCCTGTTGTTTACTTAACTAATCAGTTTACTGGACAGCAGATACCTTACTTATATCGTATACCATTACGAAATGTTGCGATGGATGCTGATATTCAAGATGCCATAGATGATGGAGTTATATTGGTGGGGTCTGCAGGAAACAGTAGATGGAATTGTGAACTTTCAGGTGGACAAGATTATGATAATTCTGTTGTTGCATCTGGAACAACATATTATCATTCAAGAGGATCATCGCCAGGTGCTGGTGGTGATATGATTTGTGTTGGTTCAGTTGGTGCAAAGACTCAAGAGTATAAATCTGATTTTAGTAACTGGGGTGGAAGAGTTGATATTTGGGCACCTGGTACTAATATTGTGTCTTCAGTTTATAGTAATTCTGTGACTTATGAGGGTGCAGTCGCTGATCCAAGAAATAGTTCATATTATATTGCGTCAATCAGTGGAACAAGTATGTCTGGTCCTCAAGTTGCTGGTCTACTTGCGTGTTTGTGTGAGCAAGAACCGAATCTAACTCAGGCAGAGGCACTACAATATTTAAAAGAGGGTGCTTTAGCGGATGTGGGAGATGATGGCACAACACCAGAACAGTCTAACAATGAGGGTTTTGGTGATAGTATTAATAGATATCTTTTTGATATGAGAAAGAGACCTTTAGATGGCATGACTCATCCAGCAGTCCTACATAAAAATAGAAATACAACAACTGCAGGAGTGAAATATCCACGAGTAAGAAACAATAGGACTACCAAATAAATATTATTATGGCTCAATTCAACTTTCCAAATAGTCCGAATAACGGTGATTCCTATACACAGAATAGTATTACTTTTGTGTGGGATGGTGAAGCTTGGAGAAGACAAGGAACTGCTGGTGCTCAAGGTGGTGCTGGTGCTCAAGGAGCTCAAGGTGCTACAGGTTCAGGTGCTCAAGGTGCAACAGGACCTACAGGTGCTCAAGGTGCTACAGGATCTACAGGTGCTCAAGGTGCTACAGGATCTACAGGACCAGCAGGACCGACAGGACCATCTGGTAACACAGGTGCTCAAGGTGCACAAGGTGCACAAGGACATCAAGGTGCAGGTGGATCAGGCGGACCTACAGGTCCCTCTGGAGCAACAGGTGCCCAAGGTGCGACTGGATCTACTGGTTCTCAAGGTGCTGCAGGTTCAGCGACTGTTGCAAATAATTCTGACGACAGAGTGATCACTGGTGGTAGTGGAACTAACTTAAATGCTGAAGCAAACTTAAACTTTGATGGATCAACTTTAGATGTAACTGGTAAAGTAGTTATTGATAGAGGATCTTCTGTTAATCAGGCATTAGATATTAAGACAACAGCAGCCAGTGGTGCTTCCAGAATTAGATTTTTAGAATCTAACACCAGCAAAGGCGAATTTGCGTACTCCCATGACAATGACCAATTAGAAATAATTGGTATGTCTGGACAAGGACTTGCATTTTTTACAGATGGGTATCTTGGTGAAAAAATCCGCATTGGAACTTCAGGTCAAATTGGATTAAGTGGTGCAAATTATGGTACATCTGGTCAAGTATTAACAAGCCAAGGTTCTGGTTCTGCAGCAACTTGGACAACAGTATCAGGAGCTAGTAGTAATTATACAAATAGTCTTTCAAATTCAGTTCAAAGAACTCTTCAATCAAAATTAGATGACTTTGTAAATATATTAGATTTTGGTGTAGAGGAGGGAAGTTCAAAGAGTAATACAGTTAGAACCAATAATACCAGTAGATTTGAAAGTGCTCTCACTCATGAAAAAAGAATTTACATACCTGCAGGAATATATGAATTTAACAGTGAAGTTAATATCTCAAACAAATCAGTTTCTCTTTTTGGAGATGGTGAGAGATTAAGTATCTTAAGATGGGTAGCTTCAGGTAGTTTTAATGGAATTAAGTGGGAGACAAATACTTCAGAAAGAACTCTTACAGTCAGAGATCTTAAATTACAAGCATCTGGAAATATAACTGGAAGTCCAATTTATGCAGACGAAACTTCTGGAGGTCCAGGTGGAACAATTAATCCAAATGTTGTTCTTGAAAACGTAGTCGCAGAAAATCTGGGGGGTACAACCAGATGGCAGAACGGATTTTATTTTAATGATTGTCGAAACAGTTATTGTAATAGGGTAGTTTATAGAGGGAATCCTTCAGCAAGTTATAATTCAGATTATGGATTCTTAATGGATGGAAGAAACATAGGTTGTATAGATTTTAGTTTATTTCAATGTCAGGTTTCAGATGTCCGTGGTGCACCTGGTGCTGCGTTTTTAATAAGGGGAGCGTGTGAAGGTATTCATGTTGAAAGTTGTTTGGCGATTAATACCGATAGAGGTGTACAGAGTGATAATCATTATGGTAGTGATAATGCCGAAAGTAGTGAACCTTTTGTAACTGTAATTAATTGTCATTTTAATGTTCATGAAAAAGCTATACTATTCCAACGTGTTTTGCAATCATTCATATCAAATAATCACCTTCAGGCTTGTGATATTATACCAACTGGATCAGGGCATTCAAAAGTTGATTGGATAGGAATTGAATTTGCTGGATCTGCCAGTAATATAAAATGTGAGAATATTCATATACATCAAAATTTATTTCACGCAGATTTTAGCGGAAGAAACGCTTACAGTAATAAAGGTGTTCTAGCTGATTATTGTAATGAAATACTTTTAGATAATAATCAATTTAAAGGATGTGATGATCCTGTAATTGAATTTACAAGTACAGCCACCAACTCTCAATGTTTAAACAATAGATTTCAAAATTGTGATACTCCTCACATCACTAATAATGGTTCAAATATAACAACAGCAACTGTTGCTGGTGCTCAAGGTGCTGCAGGTGCTCAAGGAGCTACGGGTGGAGCACAGGGTGCTACTGGTGCAACAGGTGCTCAAGGTGCGACTGGACCAACAGGACCTACAGGACCAACTGGTGCACAAGGAGCTACTGCTGCTCAGGGTGCTCAAGGTGCAACAGGACCCACAGGACCTGCTGGTAATGCAGGTGCTCAAGGTTCAGGTGGATCAACAGGTGCTCAGGGTGCTGCTGGTTCAACAGGAGCTACAGGACCTACTGGTAACACTGGTGCAACTGGTGCTCAAGGTGCTCAGGGTGCTTCGGGATCAGGTGGTTCAACAGGTGCTCAGGGTGCTCAGGGTGCTACTGGTGCACAAGGTGCTACTGGTTCAACAGGTGCTCAAGGTGCTACTGGTTCAACAGGTGCTCAGGGTGCACAAGGTAGCTCTGGTGCTGGTGCTTTAAATGTTAAAGATTATGGAGCAGTAGGAGATGGAAGTACAGACGATACGTCTGCAATTCAAAGTGCCCTCAATGCGGGTAGTGTGTTCTTCCCTGCAGGTTCTTATAAAATAACTTCCACCATTTCCCTATCTGATAAAGTAAGAAGTATTAATGGAGTAGGTCAACAGTCGATATTAAAATTTGTTCCAAGTTCAAGTCCTGATAACTTATTTGAAATCACCAGAACAGCCCCTGAATCTGCTTTTTTCCAAGTTTCAAATTTAAGATTTGATACTACTGTAGCTGATGCTGGTTATGCTATAAAAATTCAAGAAACGAGAAGTAGTAACGGTGATCATGTTGTAGGAGGAGTAGACTTTTTACATATTACTAACGTTATATTTGATGCAGAAGGTTCTGGTTATTGGAGAGGTGCATTATATCAAGTTAATGCTGGAGGAACTTATTGGACTAATTCCAGTTTTAGAAATAATAATAGTGCTACTGCTCAAAATGATACTGACGTTCAAGGCATATATTTACATAACACAAGTCCTGGTGGCACTGCACCAAACTATAAAGTGATTAGAGCTTTGACGATGAATAATTTTTATATTCAAAGAACTTATCGTGCAATAACTGTTCAAACCACCACCACCAACTATGGTATTGAAAGTGTTTATATAGATCTTGGAGAAATTATATCTAGAACTGGAATATATTTTTCTGGGTCAGGTCATATAGATGCTATTAGTGTTCAAAATGTTCATATGGATGTTCTTGAATCTGCAATAATAGGAACTAATAATACAGATGTTAATGTAGTAAGGATTATAGGATCTGACTTAAGAAAAGGAACTAATGGAGGAAGTCCTGTTGCTAGTAATCTAATAAGATTTCATTCTGGAAGGATATTATCTATAGTAGGCACTCAGATTGGTGGCACTTATTCGGGTGGTAGTGGTGTAGCACAAAATGGTATAAGTCTAGAAGGTGATTATCAGGAATTTAATATAGATGGTGGTAATTTCTTTAGAGATCTGCAAAGACCAATAATTATTGGTGGCACTGTTAACAATGGAGTTATTGGATTATTTGAGAGTAGTTGTGATATAGACACAGTAAGCAATACTTCAAGTGGCGGTGGTATTATTATAGATACAGGTTCAGGATCAACAGGTGCTCAAGGTGCTACTGGTTCAACAGGTGCTCAGGGTGCTACTGGTGCTCAGGGTGCTACTGGTGCTCAAGGTGCTACTGGTTCAACAGGTGCTCAAGGTGCTACTGGTTCAACAGGTGCTCAGGGTGCTACTGGAACGTCTGGATCAAGAGCATACACAGTCACCAATAATGGTGCTAGTAATTACG